GCAGATACCTCTCGTAATGATGGGTAAGGCAAATGTACCAGAGGGACTAGCCAAAGTACAGGAGAATACGTTTAAGAAATTTATTGACTCAGTTAGAACAATCATCGAGGACGTAATAGAAGAGAAGGTATTGAGACCATTACTTGTTGAACAGATGCCACAATTAGGATTAGAAATTAATAAACAACTAATTGAGGCACCGAACTTACGGGTTGAGTTCACATGGGAACTGCCTTCAGGTAAAGACAAGACCGAAAGATTAAAGATGCTTAACGATGCAATCAAGAACCCAATGCTATCAGCTGAGATGAGAGCGGCACTAGAGATCGAATACGCAAAGGTAGCAGGACTAGACACGGTATTAGAAATTCTTAAGAAGCCAAAAGAGGCACAGGAAAAAGCCGAGCAAGAGGAAGAGGACGAAAAGAAAGAACTAGAGCGTGTTCATAAGCAAGAGGAAGAGCAAATGAAACAACCCGTAGTAGTTGCACCTAAACCAATTAAGCAAGCAGACAAGGTAGCATTAACAGAACACGTGTGTACCGAGGAGTGTGATTGCCAATTAACAGAGGAAGCGGCAAGAGATATGAAGCTGTCTCAGTATGTTAACCTAACCGAAGTGGCTGGATTCCAATATACTGATTACCTGATTAAGATATTACAAACACTAAAGACCTATGACTTCTTTGAATTAGCGGCACACAACATGGAAGAAGTGGCATTAGGGTTATTAGACCACAAAGACATAGAGAAGTTAAGGATCGTTTTAAAGAATGGATTTAAAAAGAACAAGACAATTAGACAAATAGAACACGAGATAAGTAAGTCAATAGACCTAAAGGATCGCTTGGTTATTGATGATGGTGTAGAAAAGCTAGCACTACACTCTAAAGCAAGAGCATTATTTATAGCTAGAACTGAAACAGTAAGACTAGCCAATCAAGGACTTAAGAAATTATACAAGGAACATAACATAGAGAAATATAGATACCTTGCCGCTTTAGATGATAGAACCTCAGAAATATGCATTAGTCTAAATGGGAACGTATACAATGTAGCTGATGGGCAACCTGGAACTAACATGCCTCCTATGCATGTCAACTGCCGAAGTACAATCGTGGGATTGGTGGAATAATGGTACAAATAACTGAGGACAGTAGGCCAATGTGCGCCAAAGAGAGTTGTGATAGACCTGCTTTAACATTACTTAATGGTATATGGTTATGTGGTGAATGCTTGGCAGTGTACTGTCAGAAGCAAGAGAAACTAAAACAGAAGATGATGTTGGAGGAATAAGATGATATGGATAGATCCAGTTACACAGCAAAGAGTAGTATATGATAAGTTCTGTGGAGATTTTACTTACGATCTAGTGGGAGATAGTGCTGTAGCCAAAGAGACAGTGCCAGTAGTAGGTACGTGGGCAGATTATACTGGATCAGCAACGGTAAATTCAGCAGCACAACAACAATGGGCAGGTATCTCTAATGAGCTAGAAGGTGAAGATGCAGGAGTTCGTGGAGCTAAGGTAGGACAACTCAATGAGGTTGGTGATAATGCTCAAACAACAAGACGTAGAGTAATTAAAAGGATGGTAGTAACAAATGGAAATAAGCCCAAAGTCGTCGGAAAGTAAGATCCGTATGACTTTAAACGAGGGCCGTGAGAATTAGCTAATATATATTACCTTCGTCAATCCTTAAATACAAAAATACATAGATAAGTAATGTAAGTAAACACTATGACAAAAGAGGCTAAACTACAAGAAAGCATGATGCTGGAATATTCTGTTCCTATTATGGAAGCTGTCGAGGTAGACGGTGACTTTATGATTAATGGTATTGCAATTAACGAAACAACTACTTCTAACGGACATACATTCATTGGAGAAGAGTTGGCTAAATCAGCTGTTACATTAATTAATGTACCATTATTGAAAGACCATAACAATACTGTTGATTCTATCGTCGGTAGAGTAAAGGCAGCACACTTCGATCAAGACCTAAGAAACATTCAATTTAAAGCAAGGGTTATCGACAGATCAATGAAGCAAAAGATCAAGGATGGTCTAGTTAATTCTGTTAGTGTAGGCGCACACGTTAACCCAGAAGATATTGAGGAAGGGGAAAATGGTGACGTAATCCCACACAACATTACATTCAAAGAATTAAGTCTAGTAGCTGTACCAGCAGATGCTGGAGCAACATTCCAAGTAGCGCTTAACAATGCCTATAATGGACTCAAATCACACTCTAACGAGAAACTTGATAATATTGAAAGGGGGTCTAATATAATGACACAAGAAGAAGAAAACGCAGTTCAACCTGAAGAGGAGAAAGCTGAAGCTCCAGAAGTTAAAGAAGAGAAATCTGAAGAAGCGGAAGAAGCTAAAGAAGAACCTAAAGCGGAAGAGCCTGTTAATGAGAAGATTTTGTCTCTATTATCTGATATGGATAAGAGAATGGCTAAATTGGAATCAGCAGACGAAGACGAAGCTAAGCCTGAAGAACCTGCAGAAGAACCTAAGGAAGAACCGAAAGAGGAAGCCGAAGAGGAAGCTGAAGAGGAAGAGGACAAGGTTGAAGAAAGTGCTGGGTATTCTATCGCTGAGGGACACAAGTCCTTCACAGTAGTCCGAAAGGATTATAGTCAAAGATTAACAGTTTAAATGGTAAGTGCATCACAAAGTACAAATCCTTTAGGAGCTCAAGTAATCTTGGACGGCGGAGTACCAAGGACGTTTACTGCTAAAGCACGAGAGGTTATCTCTGGTGGGGTTTTAGTTAACACTTCTGGTGCTACTGGAGATGTCGGATCTCAAGTCTCTAGTTATAAAACTAGCGACATACAAGTAGTAGGTGCTCAAGACGCAAAGCTATTCAATGGTATTGCATTAAACAATGCAGGATCTAATGAATTAGTTACTGTTGCGACTAAAGGGGCTTACTTAATGAGATGTGGCGGAATCGTTTCAGGTGGTGCATTAGTTGGGCACAATGCCTCAGGTAATGTTCTTAACATCTTAAATGCAGGTTCAGTTCCAACTACAACAGTTCCAAATACTATTGTAGGAAGAGCGATCACAACAGCTGCAAGTGGTACTAACAACTTTGCTCTTGTTCAAATAAACGCTTAAAATGGCAATGACAAAAATCAACGAATACATAAGTACAGCTGATGGGACTGCGGGAACTTTATTGATCCCTAAGTTAATCATGCCTACATTAATCGAGGAAGTAGACAAAAATCTTATTCCACGAGAGATGGCAGCGCAGGTTTGGGGCCCAGGTCAAATTAAAGGTTCATCCTTTACTGTAAACCTAGAAACTCCAGATACTTTGGACATAAGGCAGGTTGGAGAAGGTGCTGAAATACCTCTTGATAACATGGACTTCGAGACTGTTACTTATACTCCTGTAAAATACGGAGTAGCTATAAGGATCACTCGAGAAATGATCGAAGATTCACAATTTGAATTACTTCAAAGGAACATTAGAACAGCTGGTAAAAGATTTGCTGAGAACGAACAAACGTTAGTTCTTACAGCTCTTGATACAGCTAATTCAACTGTTGCTGGTGGTGCTGCAATTACTATTGCAAACATTACAGAAGCTATGCAAAATGTTGAAGCTGAAGATTACACTCCTACAGATATGATTTGTGGATACGAAATACTTCAAGATTTAAGAAATATTGATACTTTCGTAGAAGCTGACAAGGCAGGAGATACTGATATGTTAAGCAGAGGCTTTAAAGGTACACTCTTTGGTTTAAACGTCGCAATTTTTTCTGATAAGGCATCACCAACTCCAGGTACATACAAGAAGTATGCTTATGTTTTTGATAGGGGTCAATCTTACGGTATCGCTATCGCAAGAGAGATCTCAGTTGAAAACGTAACATTACCTACATATGATATGGAAGGTGCAGTTTTAACACAAAGAATTGATGTTCAAGCACTTAGGACTAAAGCAATAGCTAAAATTACAACAGCTTAAATCTAGCAATAGATTAATAATCACGCAGTTTAGGGAAATCTGCACCACGATCGATCAAAAACCCCAGCCTACGGGCAAACTAAATCAGGAACTAAATAGGAGAAAAAAGAAATGGTTACACAAGCAGGAAGCCTTATCGGCACTATAGACGGCATGGGCAAGGGCGTAGGAACGTCAGGTCTAGCTATAGCAGGAGTCATGCTTCACAGAGGAAGCCCAGACAATATCTTAACAGGTAATGTTGGAAGCGATCTTGTACTAGACGTTGTCAACGACGAATTGTACATGTGTGAAGCTCAAGGCGGAAGTGAATGGATACATCTTGTATCTGGTTCGTAATTAAATCGGAGGTTTAAATGGGAGCTGAAATAAGATTAGTATCTTTTACATCCGGAACAGATACGGGTACCTTTACAGGAAGTCAAGCAGTAGCTTACACCGTCCTTTGTGGCGTTAGTGGCACTGAAGTCATTCCACTTAGGTGCACGGACGACGGATTATTATTTACTTCGGGAGTTAATTAACTATGGTTGACCTAGATAATGTCTCCAGAATAGAGGCACATCTTAAAGGCATTTTTAATAACCTCTCCACTGGGATCCAATCCCAACTTAGTGAGATGATCGTATTGGAAATTATCAATGTTGAGAATTTTACTGGTGCTAGTATAGATAATGACGGCATCCCTGAAAAGTACCGCCACGCTATTGTTAATTTAGTCAAGGCGGACATAGTCGATTTAGTCAATGCACAGACAGGTGGAGGTGCAAATATAAAACTCGCAGAACTTTCTATCTCTGATACTCAAGATATTCTTTCGGCAGACCAATATCGTAAGATAGCTGACATGAGTCTTAAGAATATAGGGAGAAAAATAAATTTTGCGAGGAGTATAAGTTGAAAAAACAAACTTATGACTGGAAAAAGACTGCCGAGAAAGCAGTATGGGCATTAGCAGAGGTTCTTATTGCGGGAGTATTAGTATACTTAACTGACAATAATCTCTACTTGATGGCTGTACCTATTTTGGAAGCAGGAAAGAACTGGTTGAAACACAGAAAGTAAGATGCCTGATGCGCTAATTAATATCGCTGAAGGGCTTTTTATTGCAAAGAATGATGTGGCCAATACTACTTTCATACATAAGTTTGGTGCGGCCCCAGACTTTGATGTAGGTGATGGGTTTGATATAGTTCTAGTGGAGGAAGCATGAGTTTAAAAGATGATTTAGCAAATGGATTCAGGCGTATCGTAGAGACAGCTGGAACCCCAATGAGACTACAATATTATACACAGGTAGCTGGAAGTGTATGGGATGATAATACAACACTTACTCAATCAGGTACAGACTTATGGACTAGCGGGATAGTTTTGCCTATTAACACAAATACAGGTCAAGCTGGAGGTTTACTGGTAGAACAGGGAAAGTTGTTGAGTGACGATCAAAAGATGTTTATGCATGGGTCGTTGATCTCAGTTGGAAGTGAGTTTAAATTTAAGGTTGGTCTAGGAAGCCCTATCTCTGAAGAATACTCCTTAATTGGCCCAGCTATTATAGCACCACAGGTAGAAGCTACGTCAATTTATAGGAAAGTGTTCATAAGAAGGCTTACAAATGGATCATTAATAGGGCAATGAGTATTAGTGTAAGTGTTTCAGGCATCAAGAATGCCCTTAATTTTCTCGATAAGAAGGAGAGTAATGTAGTGTCTAAGTCTAAAGAAGGATTAACTAAGGCAGCAATATTCCTACAAGGAGAGGTTAAATCTAGTATTGCAGGACAGAGGTCTGAACATGTCTCGGTAGATACTGGTAGATTCTTAAATAGTGTTGATTTTGCTGTTGGGAAAGAGGATGCGATGGTATTTTCTAGCCTAGATTATGCTAAGTTTTTGGAGTGGGGAACCTCTAAATTCACTGGACGTAGACATTTTAACAACTCTAAGGATCGTAATAGGGGCAAGGTCAAGGACATCATGCAAGCAGAGATAGACAGCATATAATATATATTACCTTAATCAATGCTTAAATACAAAAATACACTACTTATTCTAGGCTAAAAGCGATTAGTCGGAAACCATGCAATGGCAGACAGAAACAACTTACTAGCGGACATGCTGTCCTTTATAAAGACCGATCTTAGAGCGAACATTACAGACCCACTTTCTCGAAGCGGACAATGGGTATTCACTTCTTACCCACAAAACAATGTGACTTATCCGACCATAACAATTAAGATCCCAAACATCGAGGCTACTAGGGCAGGCATGCAAGTTAATCGTTTAGACATGTCAATGGTAGTAGAGGTCAGAATATGGGCCCGTAATGAGAAAGAGAAAGATACAATATATACACAGGTGATGGATAGATTAGCAGACATCCAATTTAGTGCTAGTGGAAGTGTAGATAGTGACTTCCATGACTTTAACATACTCAGTTCAGTCGAAGTAGACGACGAAGGAGAAACAGGAATTAAATCAAGGATACTGCAAGTACAGTATAAATTTTATAACGCATAATGGCAGACAGAGATGAGATAGAGTGGATTAAGAGGAATGAGCCTGAGAGATTAGATGAAGTACCTATCGAGAAAGTTGAGTGGTACAAAGAGCTAGAGAAGATCAAGGGCATCGGCGAAGAAACAGCTAAGGACTTAGGACGGATATATGATAGTCTTCAAGAACTTAAGAAAGCTGCTGCTGATGGTTCAGTCCCAGTAAGAAACGACATCATAATTAAACTTAAACAAAATTTGTAAGGAGGTTAAATGGGAACAAGATATATAAACGATCAAAACAAAGTAGTTATGCTTTATGAGAGTGGAACTTATGCTAGTACATCTGGTACGGGCCAGTGGATTGGTGAAGTTACGGAGAACTCTATTGACGATGCTGAAAATTACATCGAAGATAGGTTCTTAGGAGATGCTTCTAGAAGTGTTGCAAGACATGAAAGAGGTCCAAACGATGTAACTGGAACAATAACATATCACCCAGTAGATATGAACTTAATTGCTCATGCTATCGGATCTGTGTATGAAATTTCAGGAACGTCATTTAGTCACAAGTCAACAGAGATTGGAACTGATGTAAATCAAAATCCATTCACTTCTGGAACTAGCGATGACCTAAACACGCCGTATAGTTTTACACTTGAAGATTCAAAACAAGCCGCTGGAACAGGTCAAAACTTTATCCGAACTGCTAATGGATGTACAGTTAACTCTGCTACAATATCGATTAGTCAAGGAGAGAAGGTATCTATAGACGTTGATTACCTAGGACAAGGAGTTGTCTTTAGTTCAGGTACAACAACATCAGTGACTACTGCAAGCCAAAGACCTTACTTATGGTCTGACTGTGCTTTAACTGTAGCTGGTAGTAGTATTAATACTGCTAAAGATGTTAGTTTGGCTATTAATCAAAACGTTGAAGGACCTCACTATCTAAACGGATCTAGAGTTATTGGAGAGCCATTCCTTGGAAATAGGGAATATGAGCTAAATGTTACAGCCGACTTAGAAACTGGTTTTGCTAAGTTTTTGTATACACAATATTACAAAGGCGGAAGCGAACTGAATTATAAGTTGGATATGGATGCGGACACAACTGGATCTCAACACGCTACTTTCACATGTAGTGGAGCGAGGGTCACAAGCATGGAACTACCTAGTGTAGATGAAGGCATTAATGAGACTACTATTGTAATCTCGGCAGGAAGCCTAGATCTACAAGATTGGACTAATCCAAGTGTGATTGGTTCATACAATCCTTTTTAATTGAGTTTTAATTTTTTAACTCACGCCCTCGGGCACAACTAAACTAGGAGAAAAGAATGTACTTAGAAAAAGAAAAGACCCTGATCGCAAGAGATGGGGAAGGAAAGCTGCTACCTGTAGAGTTAACTCTAGAGACAATGGAAGATCAGCCCAAAATTAAGGCCACACCATTGACTAAGGGTGAATTACAGGAGATAGTTAGAAACCCAGATTCTGAAGATAAGGTTTTGTCTGAACACATGATAGAACCAGCTTACACAGAACAAGAATACAAAGATCTTAAGATCTCGTTCTCGGGAGCAATTAGAACCGCTATCCTTGCTTTATCTACAGACACTGAGCAGAAAGCACTACACGATGCTACTGTAAAGGCTGTCTTAGATGCAGAGTCTAAAAAAAAAGATACATCTCTGAGCGAGAATTAGTCTTCTTTCTACACGAGAGGGGCTATACGTTCTTTGATATACCTAAGCTGACTCACCCAGAGATTTACTTGCTTGTAGAAGAGCATAACTTGAGGGAAAAGAAGAAGCAAAGGGAAGCTAAAAGGGCGAGGAGGAAAAAGAAATAATGGTAAGTGGTTTTTTAGGCGGAATTGCAGGAGGAGCAACCGTTGCTATTACTATAAAGGCAATCGATCAATATAGTGGAACTTTTAAGAAAGCTGAATCTGCAATGGGCAAGTTTAATGTTGCAGGGAAAGCAATGGTTTCTACTGGCAAACTTGTCACTGGAGCATTAACCGCTGTTGGTATCGCTACAACTGCCCTTGGGGTCTCTAGTATAAAGGCTGCTGCTGATTTTGAACAGACAGGGGTAGCGTTCGAGACAATGCTTGGGTCTGCAGAGGCTGCAGAGAAGTTGCTTGCGGACTTGGCAGATTTTGCTAAAAGTACTCCATTCACACTTA